TTATTATAGTTGATAATCCTATTAATTATAGATCTGAAACATTAGAATATTTTGAAAGTAAAAAATGTAATAAACTTCAGTTAAATAAAACTGATTTAAATCCTTGGATTATAGAACTTTAGAATTTTTATTTTATATAAATAATTACAATTAATAAAGAGTATGAGATGAAAACACTAAAAGATCTAAGATCTAAATCAGAAACCAAAAAAATTAATGGTTACCCTGTAACATTCACAAATGCACCAGGTGGTAAAGTAAAGGTAACTATTGATGGTGATGAATTAGATACATATCCTACTCAAGCCGAAGCCGAAAAAATGGCTAAGGAATTTATGAAGCAATACAAAGGTAAAATGAAATGAAGTTGATTGCAGAGTATAATGACCAACATCTAGAGGTTATTACTGAAGCTCGTGAAAATGGTGGTAAGAATCATTTCATTGAAGGCGTGTTTATGCAATCAGAATCAAAGAATAGAAATGGGCGTATTTATCCAAGACCTGTTATGGAACAAGCTGTAAATAAATATGTCACAGAACAAGTTAAGACTGGTAGAGCAGTAGGTGAATTAAATCACCCTGATGGTCCTACCATTAACTTGGATAAGGTATCCCACAAGATTGAAGCCCTTGATTGGAAGGGCAATGATGTTGTGGGTAAGGCACGTATACTAGAAACTCCAATGGGTAATATCGTAAAAGGTTTACTTGAAGGTGGAGTCCAACTAGGTGTGTCAACTCGTGGTATGGGTAGTCTTGAGGAACGTAATGGCGTAATGTACGTCAAGGACGACTTTATTCTTAGTACGGTTGATATCGTACAAGATCCATCTGCACCGACAGCTTTCGTCAATGGTATCATGGAAGGTGTAGAATGGATTTGGAATAACGGCATTATTGAGCCTCAAGTAATTGAAAAAATGGAGACTGAAATTAAGACTGCATCACGTACTAATCTCTATGAGACACAGGTTCGTGAGTTCAAAAATTTCCTCTCGTTGCTGAAAAAGAAAACACATTAAGGAGTCAAACATGACTGATCAAGTACAAGACCAGGATGTTGAGCTCGACGACGAGATCGAAGAAGCTCATGATCCTAAGAATGCAGAAGAGCAATCTATTGCTTCAGTAGCCAAAGCTGCAACTGCAACCAAACAGGCACCTGCACGTAAGGGTGACAAAAGAAATTCAGAGCCAAGCCACCTCAAGGCAGCTCCGAAGAATGGGTCAGCGAAAATGGAATCTGCAGATGTAGATATAGATTTCAATGACGAACTCGGTTCTCTAGTAGAATCAGAAGCAACTCTTTCAGAAGAATTTAAGGAAAAAGTTTCACTTATCTTTGAAGCAAATGTGAAGGCAAAAGTTGCGGAAGAAATCGATCGTCTTGAAGAAGCATATGCAACTCAACTTGAAGAAGAAGTATCTGCAACTAAAGCAGAGCTTGTAGAAAAAGTTGATAGCTACCTCAACTACGTGGTTGAAAATTGGATGGAAGAAAACAAACTGGCAATCCAGTCTGGTCTTCGTGCGGAAATTGCAGAGGATTTCATGAAGGGTCTTAAGACTCTATTCACTGAATCCTATGTTGATGTTCCTGAATCCAAGGTCGACCTAGTAGACGAACTTCACAGTTCAGTAGAAGATCTATCTGATAGATTAAATGAAGCAACTGAAGCACTTCTGCAATCAGCTGCTGTAATCGAGTCATATCAGCGTGAAGAAATCATTCGTGAGCATTCACGTGGTTTAGCTGATACTCAGATAGAAAAGCTAAGAACTATGGTTGAAGGTTATGATGTTGATGAAGACTTTTCAAGAAAAGTTGAAACCATCAAAGAATCACTCTTCACCAAAAAAGCTGTAATCACTGAAAGCGTAGAAGAAGATGACACTACTGATACAGTAGAAGTTTCAGCAACTATGGCTCAGTATCTTGCAGCAATCCGTAAATCAAGTAACTAATAATACCAAGGAGTAAATTCCAATGATGGAATCATATGACAATCTAATTAAAAAATGGGCTCCCGTTCTTAATGAAGAATCAGCCGGCAAAATCGCAGACTCTCACCGCCGTGCAGTTACTGCAGCGGTTCTAGAGAACACTGAGAAGGCTCTTCAGGAACAGCGCACCCAGCAGAACTTCCTAGCAGAAACTCCAGCAAACAATGTTGCTTCTGCTTCAAACTGGGATCCAGTTCTTATCTCACTCGTACGTCGTGCAATGCCAAATATGATTGCATACGACATCTGCGGTGTGCAGCCAATGACTGGCCCAACTGGCTTGATCTTCGCAATGAAGTCACGCTATTCAGCAGGTAATACCAATGCAACTGAAGCGCTTTTCAATGAAGCAAACACTGCATTCTCAGGCGACTCATCAGTCACTCAGACTTCAGGTCCATCAGGTCTTTCAGGTCTTGCGGATGACTCTTCAAACTCTGATCCAGTTCGTACTGTTGACTCATCTATCGATGATGCTCGTGGTACTGGTCCAGATGTTGCTGGCGGTATGCCAACTGCAGATGCAGAACGTCTAGGTTCATCTGCTTCAGGTTCAACTTTCAATGAGATGGGCTTCACCATTGAACGTGCAACTGTTACTGCAAAGTCACGTGCATTGAAAGCAGAATACTCACTAGAACTTGCTCAGGATCTTAAGGCAATTCACGGCCTTGATGCTGAGACAGAACTAGCAAACATTCTGTCAACTGAAATCCTTGCAGAAATCAACCGTGAAGTTGTTCGCACTATCAACAGCCAAGCTAAGACTGGTGCTCTTACTTCAAACGTTGCTATTCAGGGTATCTTCGACCTTTCAACTGATGCCGACGGCCGTTGGTCAGTAGAAAAGTTCAAGGGTCTGATCATGCAGATCGAGCGTGAAGCTAACGTAATTGCAAAAGAAACTCGTCGTGGTAAGGGTAACTTCATCCTTTGCTCATCAGACGTAGCTTCTGCACTTGCAGCTGCTGGTATGCTTGACTACACTCCAGCTCTTTCAACTAACCTAAACGTTGATGATACTGGCAACACTTTTGCTGGTGTTCTTAACGGTCGTACTCGTGTGTACATCGACCCATATGCGGTTGCTGACTATGTAACTGTTGGTTACAAAGGTACTAACGCATACGATGCTGGTCTCTTCTACTGCCCATATGTACCTCTAACTATGGTACGTGCGGTTGGTGAAGCAGACTTCCAGCCAAAAATCGGCTTCAAGACTCGTTACGGTATGGTATCCAACCCATTCGTTGGTTCCACTCCTGCAAACGGTCTTGCAACTGCTAAGACTAACCAGTACTACAGAATCTTTCGCGTGGACAACATTCTGCAGTAATCTGCTAATAAAAAGGGAGGGGAATCAACCCCTCCCACACAAACTAGGGCGGCTTCGGTCGCCCTTTTTTTATGCTACTTTCCAGTCAAAGCTATCCTTGGTTTCAAGACTTTCGGCACCATCGTACTCAGTAATGATAAACTCAGTACCAATAGGAATCCATTCAATCCTTACACCACTGGCACCACCTGCATAACCAAGGGCTTCATCATCACAGATACGTACGATCTCATCAATTTTACCATCCAAAAACAATTGGTTGAAACGTGCATCCATTGGATCAATTTCGTTCCAAGTGGACCAACCAGCACCAAAGCCACCGGATACGGCAACTGCTACCATTCCATCACGAATAATCTTTTCCATTTTTATACTCCAAGAATCCTAGAAATTTCCTTTGATTCACTCGGTAGAGGTTTACCGGTCATCATATGTTCTTCTAATTGTTCAAAATAAAATGCTGAATCAGGTTCGTCTGCATTTTTTAGAATATTTTTACATTCACGGAAGAAGTTTTTGAGCCTCATATCTTGAAGCCCATCACTTGCTGCGGCTTTATGTGTTTTACCTGCACGTTGCATTTTCAGAAGTTCTCCCAGTTCATTTTCATTCCAACATTTGTCTCTGCATTACGCTTAGCAGATTCAAAATCAACAAAAGGACCGGCGGAAGTAAAATCATCCAGAAGGCGGCCCTCGGGGGTATAGATCATAAACTTTCCATCACACATCCGATAGATCTCAACGGGTTTGATCGAGTTGGTTGCTTTGTAGATGTGTGAGTGAGTTTCAGATTGATTGAAGGTCATCATGGTGTGGTTCCTTTCACTTCCTATAGTTATAATATAATCATTTCTTCTTAAATGTAAACCCCCTACGTGCATTTTTTTCAAAAAAAGTTTTATGGAATTTCAATCACTTGTAACTTTTTTGCATTATTTACATCTATGGTGTGATGTGATATAATTATATAAATAGTAGAAAGGAACAGAGGATACGTCATGCCATCTCTTAACCCCAATGCATCGGTAGATCTATCACCTACCAGTAATAATAGTTCATTGACCACAACCAACTTCTTGCAGCCTACTGGTTTCAAGATGGTGATCAATCGTAAGAATTTTCCTAACTTACAATTCTTTTGTAATGGATTTACACACCCTGATGTTGGCGTGAATGCTGCTGATGTTGCATATAAGCGTATTAGTTCCATTCCGTTTGCTGGTGATAAATTTACCTTTGGTGAACTTTCGGTCCAGGTTCTTCTTGACGAAGAGATGAATTCATATGAAGAAATGTATAACTGGATGGAAAGAGTTGTAGAAACAAATGAAACCAGACCAATGGGTAAACCTGGTGAACCTATTGACTATGGTACACTACCACCAACTTATGCAGACGTAACATTATCCATCCTAAATAGTTCAAACAACCTTTCAAGAGAAATACGATATATTGATTGTATGCCTACATCCTTAGGTAGTATTAACTTTGAAACCGTTGCAGGTGACCAGTTCTTAACTTACACAGTAAGCTTTAGATACTCTTATTTTGAATTCCGTTAATTTATGAAGGTTTATTATGATCGACTTGAACACTATCTTGGATATGTGGGCAGAAGACTGCCAAATTAATAATCTGAAGTTGGATGAAACTTCAAAAAATACACCAACATTGCATGCAAAGTATCTTCGGCTTCTGTCGGAGGCAAAACTTATGCTCAAAAAAACGGAGCGTGACCAAAAAGTATTGCTTCGAGATAAATGGCTATATTATAATGGTAAAATGGATCAAGAACAATTAGAATCAAAAGGTTGGTCACCAGATCCGTTTGATGGTCTTAGAA